CCCCGAGCCAGGGGGAAAAGTTCGCATAGTGACCATTTCCCTCTGGTGGGTAACCACTCTTCTCCAGCCGGCCGGCCATGCCGGTTTGCGGCTGATAGAAGATCTTCCGGAGCTCGGAGGCTCTGCCACTCTGGCAGACCCTGCTTTCGAGGTCCAGAAGCGGTTGGCTGCAATGCTCCCGGTAACAGATATCGTTAAGCGAATTCTGTGCCGCGAGCTATGCTTGTACGTCAGTGACCTCTCAGAGGCCACGGACCACGTCCCACACATCATAGCCCTGGAACTCCTTAAGGGATTATTCCAAGGTTCGGGTCTGTGGGAACGCGATCCATACTGGCGAATTGCCGTCGAGTTACTGGTAACACCTCGTGAACTAGTATACCCAGACGAAACTTATATTATCTCCTCCGCGGGTATCCTTATGGGAGACCCGCTTACGCGCGTGGGGCTTTATATGCTTAGCATATGCTGCATCCGCATGACACGTATGATGGAAGGGATTGTCCTTTTGTACGGCGTTACCGCTGGCGACGACCACTTAGTGGTCGGCTCGCGGGCCGCCGGCCTGGCCCTCCGCGACAAATTCATAGAAGCTGGCGCAGAGATCCAGATGGACAAGACACAGCAGTCCTACTCGCTTGTAAAATACTGCGAGAAGGGCATTGCTGTTAACAGATGGACTGACCTGGCTGCAAACCCGTTCGTCAAAGGCGATACGGGCAAGTACCTGGTCATCGATGCTATCAAGACTCGTCTTGTTAGCCCGGAGTCCAAATCTCGAGATTCAGAAGACGAGGCGAACCCTGCCATAGGCAGGATCCCCCTCCTCTATAAGAATCTTCGCTGGTCCATTGATATCGACGAGAGGTTCCTTAGGATAATCCCGTATATATACATGTCCCGATTTCCGTCTGGCCGACTCCCTAGCGATTTCCGTATGCTAGCCATTCCGCCCCAATGGGGAGGCCTGGGCGCGTACATAGTCGCCGAGGATATCTCTCGTGGATTTGAAGCTTTGCCAAAATACATGAAAGCGGCCATAGTCAAAGTGGTCCTCGGACAAGCCCCCTCCTCGATGATACGCGCCTTAGGCGCTGTCACCAAGAAGTGTGCCTTCCGTGGACTGCTGAAGTCCGGAATCGAAGAGTGCCCCAACGAAGTTGAGGGGCTCTTCTGGCATTTCGAACCGAAGCAGATCAAAGCAATAGCAGCTGATGACCAGGCGGGCAACGTAGTTCCCAGCCTGGGCATCAAGCCCTTCTTTGGTCTTAAAAAGATTGAGACTGTCTTGAAGTCGAAGGGGTGGCTGCTTCGCAGCGAACTCCCGAGCCTCATGACCCGTGCTCAATTCTTCGATCTCGTCCTGTCGGGCACCATCTGCTCTCCTTCGTGGAAGGAGCGCAAGTGGCGATTCCGATATCAGGATGCGAAGAAAGCACTCGTCAACGTTTGGAACGAACACAAAATGGTCGCCCCAACCGCTGAAGAGTACTCAGATGCAATAGGCATGTTCAAGTATGTCATCGTAGATGGCGTCTACCTGAACGACTATGCAATACCCCCCATGATGACAGAGATTTTCGTATGTTACGATCCCTGTTTCGGAAGGAGGTCAGTCGGTGTCCGAGGTCCAGGTTGCTGGCGCTACGCGCCGCTCGTGGATCCAGATTGTGCTTTCTCTTTGAGATCGCAAATCTGTTTCGGGCTTCCTACACTGTCGAATGTCCTTAGGAAATCATTCGATTGAGTACGTTTTAACGATCGTTCGCCTCGTAGAGGCTGACTAGTCCTTATTGAGGATTTTGTCGAAGATCTTTCCGCCGCCCTAAGGGCAGCTGATTAAAACTTGCACTGCTAGAG